CAGCAGATGCACCACTTCCACCACCACCTATGATTTGTATGAGTGGTGGTGTCTCAAAGAATTCTCCTGCATTGGTTAAAGATATAGAAGATACCTCACCAAACTGGTTTACGGAAGCAACACCAGTTGCACCCTGTCCACCTCCACCAGAAATAATAATATTTACATCTTCTTCTGTATAGTTTCTACCTTGCTGTTGAATTGATAAACCTGTTAGCAGTCCTGTGATAGGGACTAATTCTGCACCACTACCTCCACCACCTTCTATAACTGCAGAGGAATCAAAGTAGTTATCACCAAATCCAGTCATCTGGATAAAGTCTATACCACCATCACCTTTTAAATATACATTACCAGTAGCATAACCATTAGAGTTTTCATCTTCAATTTTTAGACGTAAAGGGTCATATCCCTCACCTGGGTCTAATACCTCTACTGCTATAATTTCTCCTGCAACTCCTGCTATAACTGGTCTCAGCACTGCCTCTCTAATAGGTGTGCCACAGTTTCCTATGCGAAGTCTAGGAGGGTCATTTGCATCGTATCCACTTCCACTGGCAGTAACGTACACCTCTCTAACACCGTAGACGCTGTTAAACATCGGGACGATTTGTGCACCAGTACCAGGAACTGTTCTTGTCATACGATTATGAGGTCACCTATCATTGCTGCGTGTGAAGGAATACCACATTGGTATTTGTAGTTTGTGCCTGCTGCTAATGACATAGGCACAGTGTAATACTGGACGTCTTCGTCATTACCACTCACACCATCAGTAACATCAGCTCCTCCTGCTGATACTCTAATTTTAAATGGATGTGATGCACCTGTTTCATTATTAAATCTATAAGTAAATCCTCTATACAAATAGAAAGTTGGATTGTCAGTTGAGCTGTTAACTCCTGGTCCTGAAAAACGATATGCTGAAGAACCATTAGAGGAGATAGTCCATCCTAATGCTGCTGAAGCAACAGATTCTAAACCATTGCTACCAAAAATAAGAGTTTTACCTTCTGTAGTTGAGAATCCACTTTGTAGATACAACTCAGCATTCATTGTCAATGTGTTAGATGAAATAGAAGATGTTAATCCGTTTCCACCAGCTATAGTTACAGTGCTATCACTAGCATTTGCAGTGTATGACCCACTATCACCCGCTATACCCTGTAACACATTTTGGACAACGTTAGGTGAGGAGTTTGTAATTGTTAGGTTATCTCCTGCAACATCTGTTGCTATACCTGTGCCACCTACAAAATTAATTGTAGTAGATGTGCTACTTGCAGTCTTACTGTTATTATCTGTCCCGATAACAGTAAACACGTTTTGGTCAGGAGCACCTAAAGACCCTGTCATAGCGATGGTAACTGTGTCACCAGCTATTGAAGTAGAGATGTTTGCACCACCCGCAATAGTTAAAGTATCAGTTGCAGCAGATGCTACGGTTGAGCCACTATCTGCACTTATAGTTTCAAATAAATTCTGTGTAGTCCCTCCACCACCACCTGTGGCAGTCTCGTCATTAGCAGGATACCAGTAACTATTAGTGCCATCCCATTTCAATACTTGTCCGTCAGATGCACCACCACCTACAGTCAAATCTACATCACCAAGGTCACCGATACTATGGTCTTCACCTATAAGTTTCTTCCATCCGCCTGCTGTTGCAACTCTTGCTGTAGTGTCACCAGAGACATATGCAAACATACCATGATGTGCAACATTCTCAGGTAAATCTCCTGTTGCAGCAAAATGATTACTATATTTTAATTTACCATCAGCACCATCAATATATGTTAATGCAGCACCTGTGCCACCAGCCCAGAATTCAATATCTCCTGTGCCATTAGGTTGTATAACTATATCACCACTAGCAGATGATATAATTTTGTTTCCTGCTACATCAAGGTCTGCTGTTAAAGAATCTAAAGCACCCTCAGCAAACTGAGACCCATTCCATTTTAGGAATTGTCCAGTACTGGGAGACCCGACGTTTATCTGTAAATTAGTGTCATTACCAAGATTGGTATATAACTCATCGATGACTGAATTTAATTTTATAGCTCCATCTCGCAGGCTGTCACCTGTGCCATCATTCGCTGAAGAGCCTATGTTAAGATTTTGCTTTGCCATTTTCGGTAGTTTTCTACAAGTTTATTTATGTGCCATCGAAGGACTGTGCAGTAGAGTCGAAATTACTTGATGTAGAATCGAATCTATTCTGTAAATCTCCGCTTCCACCAGAACCAGATACAGTTAGATTTGCCTGATTTGAATCTAGAGGAGAGTTTTGAGCATTATTAGCAGGTACAGGTCCGATGATACGACAACGATACTTATACCCTGTCATATATGCTAAAGCAGTAACACTATATGACGCTGATGTTGCACCTGTGACAGCAGCAAATGCAAATCCACCATCAGTTGACCTATACCACTGATAAGAGATAGGTCCGTTTTCTGGTATGATAAGTGCATTGACTGTGAATGTTGCAGTTTCACCCGCATTGACTGTTGCACTTTGAGGTTGTAATGTAAACTGCAATGTTGGAGGTGTAGGTGCATCTCCACCACCATCTCCACCACCCTGATCCTGTTGCACAGGAGATACAGTGTATGTGGTATCTATAGTTTCCCTTGTTGTCAACCCAATCATATAAGGAAACTCTGCTTCACTCTGGTCATCAACAGACAAGAAATAAGCATATGTGCCATTAGGATATTCTGGTGTTACACAGAATCTACCATTATGATAATCAAGGTCACCTGTGCCTTCTACATATTCCCAGTCTTCTATCAATGCACCAGATGGAGGATTCTCTGATGTGCTACCATAATCGGGTCTTCCTGCAACTTCTGTATCTCTAGCAGAATATGAGCTAGACATAGTAGAAGTGCCAGAAAGACTATCCCAAGGTTGTGTATAACCAAACGGACCGTAAATAGGAAATCCATCAAATGATATGCCTACTATTTTTGAATGACCATCAGGATGTCTGATATTGTCACCGTTAAACTGAGTAGACCCATAGTAATCATTATATGATGCTATAGCAGACCCCTCTCTCCAACAATCTAAAAAATGTGTATCATGATAATGATATTGACCAGACTGCTCTGGATGTCCACCACATGAATCTGCACCAAAACTTACAGGTAGATTGGGGAAATGGGCATTCCAACTAAAGTTTGTAGGAGGATTACCACCAGCTCCTGCACTAGGATTGAATAGTGCTACACCATTTGCAGCAACTGCTATAGTGCCTAGTGGTGTGGGGAATCTACCATTTCTCTGGTCATAGTATTCATATGTGCCAGTTACAGGTGTATTTTCTTGGTTATTTACAATCAAATCTAATCTATCATCTGCTGCTAACCAACATTCTCCTGCAATAGATGTAAATGTTGTGCCTCTAAAAATATAAACTAATTTGTAATCATTAAATGCAAATAGAATTCTATCTCCCACTCGAATATTAGCATTCGCTCCTGTGAATAAAGCAATATCATTAGTAGATAATGTTATAGACCTGATAAATCCGTCATGGGTATACTGATTAGAATCAAAAACTCTACTAATACCAAATGTTCCTCCACGGTATATAAAGTCATGGTCAAAATCCTGCTCTGTGACTGTGTTTGGGTTATTGGCATTAGGGAAAGTACCGTAAGATACAGGTCTTGGTAGACCATCAGATGCTACAGTTACAATCTTCGTTGCGTTATTAAATGATGCGGTTGCTGCCATGAGATTATTTAGATGTCATCGAAGATTTGGTCAGGTGTGAATCCTGTAATTACAGTTGCACCTGTTTGGACAGATAATATAGCAGATAGTGAGTAAACAGGAGTTGCACCCGCAGCAGTTATTGCTACACGATACTCATCACTATCATCAGCTTGTGTAGTTACATTAGTAAAGTATGTTGCTTGGTTAGCACCAATAATGTTACTCCAAGTTTGTGTACCATACTCCTTCTTCTGCCACTGATAATTCATAGTAGAAGTATTAGTTACAGTAGAAACAACTGTGAATGATGCAGTCTGACCTTGGTTGACAGTTACGTTAACTGGGTCTTGAGTGATAGCAATTGTACCTGCAGTAATTGTTTGACCACCAGTGTATTCACTACCCTCACCCGCGAGGACGTCAAATCCACCATTGACAGGTGTGCCTGTAGGTTCTACAAAATCATCTGGGACTTCTGTCTCAACTAAAACTGAAGGCATAGAGTATCCAATACCAGCTGTCTTAACATCAATCCTTGTAATACCAGTCAATGCCTTGATATTTGCATCAAATCCAGAAGATGATATAACGTCGACGTTAGGACGTGAAGTATAACCGTCACCTGGGTTTGTGAGGATTGCGTTAGTTACTTGACCACGTGTGATAGTAGCAAGTGCTTGTGCATTTCTACCTTTAACTGACCCTGTATATTCAAATGTAATTAAGGAGTTTGAAGATTCAATTAGAGCAACTTCTCTTGCAAATTCTTCTCCTTCTATTAAGAGATTATCACCAGATTCTATTGGTGGGACAACAGTCGCTGCAATAACGTCAGCGTCACTACCAATATATGAGAATCCAACAAATGTGCTTCCTGCACGAGGAGTCTCAGCAAAGATTATTCTACTACCAACTAATTCATATGCCGTACCTGGCTCTTGGATAATACCATTCAGTGAAACAATAATATTGTTTTCTGGAAGTATAGTGTTAGAAGAAACACCCTCAGTCAATGTCAAGGAGTAGAATAGTCCACCACGCTTGAGGTTGAATGAAGACCTTAATGAATCAAACTCAAATGATATATCATCTAACTGTCTTAACTTACCAACATAGTATCCAATAAATTCACTACCAATGTCAGGTGCTTCATTGAATTGAATCTTATCAGAGAATGCAACATAACTTGCATTACCACCTGGGGGTTGTAGCACACCATTAACAAATATTAGTAGATGTCCTGCAGGGTCTGGGAAGTATGCTTCACCATTATTGATAGTAAGGTCAAATGTAGTTTGTGCTCCGTCAAATCCTCTAAAGTATCTGTCAACTCTACCTTCAAGTGTGCGAGCAGATGATACTGCACCACCCCAACCATAATCAGATTTAACAGTCATATTATCAGCAAATACACCTTGTGCATCTTCTACCCAAATTGTTGCATTAATACCAGCTTGCTCAATAGCAACGACTTTACCATATACAGAAGATTGTGTATCTGTGTAACCTACAACGTTAGCGTAGATTGTTGGGAAGTTACTTCCTATCTCAATCTTACCAATATTATTTGTAGGATTACCAACTTCTGATATATCAGCACCAGCTCCAACTGCGACTAAATTACCAATCCAAAGTTTGTGGATTCCATAATTAGGGTCATTAGTATCAACAATGTTTAGACCATTGATATACTTGGTAACTGTTGCTGTCCAACCTGGGTTTTTCTGAGTTGTGCCTTGTAGTAAAGTAATCTCATCACCAACGTTGAAGGTATCGCTAACACCAGTATCTGTAATTGCAACACCTAGAGTTAATTCATAGATGTTTGTGCCATGAATATACTGGTTAAGTTGAATTTGTGTGCCAGATAGACCCTTAACATCGAGGATGTAATCTGTGACACTACCATATACAACATCACCTGTGGAGAATGTATTTTCAATAGTTTCAACATCAATAGTAATACGTCCACCGTCTGTATCTGTTAGACTACCAGACTTATTAGTATAGGTTGAGAATAATACTTCAGCAGCGTTGTCTTTGTTGAATACGTAATCACCAGATTGGAAACTACCACCCTCAACATTAATTAACATCCTATCAGTTATGTCTGCTGTGACAGTACCTGTAGCACCAGAATCAACACCCTCTAATACATCACCCGCACTTATAGTGCCCGCTACATCTATAAGTTTTACAAATCCATTTAAGTCTCCATCCTTAGTTACAGTTTGAATTACCTTACCTGTGTTAGATGTAGCACCTTGCACCACTACATTTTCACCATTAACGAAGTTAGCAGTAATTCCTGACAATCCATAGTATTTCATTAATACTCTGATGTTTGCTTCGTTAGCAAATACTGTGCCGATTTCAGATGTAGCATCTGATGTAGAACCGTAGATGACATCAGCAGGATTAAATCCACCCTGTATTGGTGTCTCTGATGGGTCAGCTGGATATAGAGGAGTAGTCCTTGTAATACCAGACCTTCTAACAACAGAGAATATTTGTGACCCTGAGTTATTAGTGTCTACAGTGACAGCTCTAAATCTACCATCATGAATGTAATGTGCACCAATTTCAAACCACTGTGCAGTTGCAGTCATAACATACCAGTAAGGTTGGTTAGTAAATGCAGTAACAGAAGTCTGAGATGCAGGGATATAAGTTAGAATATCACCACGACGGAATTGGTTTCCACGATTAATTCTGACTCTATATTCTGCACGGTCAAATCCAACATCAACTGTAGGTGTGAGCACGACAAGAGCAGGGTCTGTGTTATAGTCAATACCCATCTGATATGTCTTACCAAGATTCTGTGCGTCTGTGCTAGGTATCCATGTAACAGATGCCTCAGTTGGGAATTTGGATAATTCTAGAGCAAACTCGATTGGGTTTAGAGATGAGTCCATAATAAACTCAGCTGCCTCTTGGTTATACTCTAATCTCTCAGGTGGAAGATATACAGGATAAGTTGACCAGTCTGGGTCGTCTCTATCATAGAGGACACTCTTCATGTATTCTCTAATTCTTGTGAGGTAGTAAATTAGATGAGACCTGACAACATCTTGATATGCTATGAAGTTACCTTCACCATCAAACCAGTTTTGTAATAGACGGAATGAGCCAGCATTACCTTGAGTAATCATATCATAACGGACTGCCTTCATTACATCAGTAGCAAATTGTAGTGTGGCGTTTGTGCTGCCGAAGTAAGTTACTGTAGCATCATATGCTCTTTGCTCAATAGCATTTGTATTGAATAGAAGTTGATTAGCAACTCTCTTATCATTCTGTGTGCCACCACCAAGTGCTGCAGATAGTAAACTCATCAAGGTATCAACAGCAGATGTTACGTTATAACATGTGCCTCCTTGATAATTTGTATTACTATTATAAGGGAATGTCTTAGTAACACTAGATGTTAGATAATTTGTATTGGCAGTCGCTGCACCGATGATAGTATTGAATGGAATCTCCATCAATGTATTGATTGCTGACACAACCTCAGGGCATGTCATATTAGACAAGTTATCAGAATCTTGACCACCATTACTTGTATCGTAAGTGACTGTAAGGTCTCTCTTAGGTAAGTCAGGAGTATACTTAACAGGCCATATGTATGGTAGAGAGTAAGTCCTATTTAAAATATTGTTTGGATTAGTGATAGTATCATTGAAGATTGCCATCAAGTTAGTTACTTCAGTGCCAACTCCGTCTGCTTCATTACCTTGATATTGTTGTGAAACTTGACGTGCACGATAGTATGAAAGGTCACCACTGATAGGCCATGCCCATGTAGAAACATCAGTAACATCTAATTCAGTATCAATCACTGGGTCATGAGGACGTGGATATACATGCTGTGATGCAAACTGGTCAGAAGAGCAACTC